TGATATTCATCCAAGATCTTCTTTGTCTTGCCGTACATCTCATGAAGTATCATAGAGTAACTACCAGCTTGTATTGGAGTATGATTGTCAGCCGCGTTAGCTTCATGCTCAATGCAATAGTCTAAACGGTCATTCATCTCCTTTATAACCTTCATTACTTCTTCATGCCTACATATCGGACACCCGAAACCTTGTAGGTGTTCAAAAGGTGTAGCCAAGAAGTCCCCATGATTAGGGCAACCTATAGTTATGTCGTCATCCATAACTACGTAATCTTTTTTTTCTCTACTCATATGCAATCTCCTAAATTACTAAGTGTAGACATTATATACTTTATACAATAAAATACAATTTACATATTTTATCAGTAAATACTTTAGGAGAGTACTATGGATATACGAAAAGAACTGGATGCTATTATTGAGACATCCACCAACAATCTACATGACCATGTAGAACGAGAGCTTACAAAGGATAAATTAAACTATACTTTGTTTCACCTTCAGACAAACATATCTGAGCTAGCCCAATGCATCAAAGAAATAACTGATGCACTTGAAAAACTAGAGGAGGCATCATGATAGAAATAGATCAAAGAAATGACCAATGTGCATACATAAAGGTTGGAAATATAACCGTATATGTAGAAGATTCAGAAGCAGCACCAGAGTATGTTCACGTTTGGAGGAATAGAAATGTAGAGCTATTCCTAACAAGTGATGGAGAAGTGGAAATAAATGGAGGAACCAAATGAACGAACTACCAGAAATATTAGAAAACCAAGAACATGTAGTCTTGGGAGACGCAGTTTATTTTCCAGATATGGAACATAACTTTTATCATCAAGCTCCAGGAGTATCATCATCAAACATAAGAAGGTTTGGACAAAGCCAGCTCCATGCATTTGAAGAAGAAAACGAGACAACACCAGCTATGAAGTTTGGGACCGCCGCACATTCTTTGATTGTTGAAGGAGAAGAGGCCTTTGTTAATGATGTAGTCTGCCTAAGTGGATCTCCATACACCAACGCTAATAAAGAACTAAAGAAGGAGTATGAAGATAGAGGGCTAACCGTTATATCATCTAAGGACAAAGAAACCGTATACAGTATGCGAGAAGCCTTAATACCGGAAGGACACAAACATTTGTCAGCAGTACAAGGTGAATATCCAGAAGTATTTAACTCTCCGTTTGAAAGAGCGATCTTCTGGTGGGAAAAGGATCTATTACTGAAAGTTAAATCTGATGTGCTTAGATACCCCTTAGATCCATCTAGCGATCCGAAATCTATAATCCTAGTTGATTACAAGACTACTACTGATTGTTCTGTTAGAGGCTTTACATCATCCATTAGGAAGTACCAATACGAACTACAAGCAGCTTGGTATAAACGTGGATATGAGAAGGCTGGGTTTAATGTGGTTGACTTTATCTTTGTGGCACAAGAAAAGAAGAAACCGTATGCAAGTAAGATCTTCAAAATGAAACATGAAGACATGACATCTGGCTGGTTAAAGCTGGAACATCTGCTGGGTGAATACAACGCAGTATTAAACGGTAAGGAAGCCACCATATACAACTCACCTAATATAGTTAACGTAGATCTAAAAAGCTGGGGTGAAGAGTAATGTATAAAGTAGAAAGTAATATACCAATAAAACACAAAAAAGGCCGCGATGGAAAAACAAATTTTCTTAGGAGTTTAAATGTGGGTGAATCATTTGTAATTTCAAAAAACGATACAAATGAATCGGCATCAAATTGGTACATTATTGCCAAAAGATTAAAGATGAAAATAGTAACTAGAACAATAAATAATTCTGAAATCAGGATATGGGTAGTAGAAAAGGATGGGAAAAAGATTGATGATTGAAGATATTAAAATAGAAAAAGGTATACCTATTGCTAAACATTCAAAAAAAGCGCAATTTGAAGATTTAATACTTAACATGAATATAGGTGATTCTATAGTTTTACATAGTTACTATGACGTAGATTATTTCCGACAAGCCGCACATAGAAAAAATTGTAAAATAATGTCAAGAACTGTAAAAGAAAATGGACAATCTGTTCATAGAGTTTGGAGGATAAAATGAGTGAAGATCTAGTAAACCAACCACCTCACTACACTAGGGGTGAGATAGAATATATAGAGGCTATGAGATCTATGCTTACGGCAGAAGAGTTCAAAGGTTTCTGTAAGGGTAACGCAGTTAAATATATATGGAGAGAAGACCACAAAGGATCTAACATCCAGGATCTAGAGAAGGCCGTTGTATATCTTAACTGGGCTATTGACGATCTAAAAGATATGTAAATAAAACCAAGATAAAAAAAAGGGGCATAAAGCCCCTTTTTCTTTTCTACACTTAGAAGGGAGGTTTATCACCTACTGGTGTTGGTGCCATCTCTGAAGGTTCCATCTTAATGATTTTAGTCTTCAAAGAAGTTACATCTTCACCTTGGTCATTCTTCCAGTTATCTTCAAACTGTCTGATACCAAGTCTAAGTTGTTTGCCTATGAATTCATTTGCAAGATCCGGAAGCTTCTTGAATCCAACAGTAATAGCAAGACGACTAAATATCTCACTTGCTATCCTTTTGGAATCTTCATTAGCAGACCATAAGTTATACCATTCATTATGATCGCGATATGTACCACCATCAATTTGAAAGGTAACTTTTTGAGTCCAATTACCGCTATTAGATTTATATTTCTCAGCAGCAATTATCTTTGCCTCATACTCACCAGTTGGAGCAACCTCGGGACCTCTCGATTCCATTTGCTCCGCATTCTCGAAAAAATCAACATCATTAAAGTCTGACATTACGCACTCTCCTTATTTTCAATTTTATTAGAAAACCCTAGCTTCTCAATTAGGGCAGTTAGATTTGGGTCCTCAAAGGCTTCTAGCTTACCGCTACGATCTTTGGCTGTGTAACCTTGACCTATCCTTGTTTGTAACCACCTTTCCGCTACAGCATTACCGTCATCATCTTGACCGTCAATAATACGTAGGGCCAAAACCTCGTCAAAGAAATACGTGATTGCATCTCCTAGAGGTTTACTTGCCATTTTAGGACCAAAGAAAAACACGCCATCATTATTATCTTTACCTTCTTTGCAAAGAAATAATACGTGCATATCTAGATCCCTAAATGATCTCATAAGACTTGTAACGGCTTCACTTACGTTCTGGTAAGCCATTCTTCCATCTTTATTTCTGCTTTTCTCATGTACCAGTAAGATCTCTGAAATCTCTGAAACTGAGTCTAAACATACGCTATCATAGGATAATTCACCAGATGCAAGAGCGGCATATACCTCTCTAAGATCATCATAGTTCTTAACCTCGATAGCTGACACATTAGGTGCATCTTTAATAGAAAGCAATCCAGCCTCCGCACTTATGACTAATACGTTGCCAGGCATACTCTGTGTTGAGAATGTTTTTCCGGCTCCCGCTTGACCATAAATGAGAAGCTTTGCTCCTTGTTGATCCACCATTTTATCTGGTGTCTTTATCTTATCTTTTAAGCTCATAATCTACCCTCCTTATATATGTGTAAAAATGAACTTGCTAATTATAACCTGTGAAACTACAATATGTAAATCATATTATTTAGGAGATGTATATGAAAAAACAAATCGACACAACTTGGCTTGCAAATTATTATTTCAGGACCAAAACTTTAGCAACAAATAAATTGAAGGAGTTAGATACGATGGGCGTTCAACCTAATCACAAAGAAAGAAAAATAGATCATTACACGTTACCTGTTTACATTAAATTTCTTGGTTATAGAAAAGCCGCAGAAGATTTCAACTGTTCAGAAGCAACATGCAAATCCTGGAGGTATGGATATAGGCAACCGTCAATAGCACAAGCCAAACAAATAATAAGGGCTACTGAAGGAAGATTAGATTTTGAATCTATCTACGGATCTATATCGGATATTTTAGAGCAGGAATAGCATGTTCCAGCTCAATATTACCGAGGATGACTCGTCCTTGGATATTGCTCTGGCTTATTATGATGATGGATATAATGTAGTACCGTTACAAAGATCTAATAAAAAACCACCACCATTTTTAAAAGGCTGGGAACAATATAAGGAAACAAGACCTGAGAGGGAACTTGTAGAGTCTTGGTTCAAAGATAGGGATAATCTAGTAGTAGCCTTAGTCTGTGGCAAGTTTGTTGTTGTTGACGCAGATTCTCCTGAAGCTATGGATTGGGTAGAGAAGAACCTACCAGCTTGCCCGTATAAAGTAATTACAGGCAAGGGTATGCATTACTACTATAACAACCCAGAAAACTACACTACGTTTGCTACAAGACGAACAAACACGACTCCTATTGAAAGATTAATTGATATACGTGGTGTGGGTGGCCTTATTATTGCTCCATACAACCGTCATGCTAATGGTCAGGTATATAAGCCTGTCATGATTCCAGATTGGAAGATCTATGACTATACAGATCTACCAGACTTTACCGAAAAAGAATACTTACAGATAACAGGTGTACCTAAAGTTGAGAGCAGTAAACAAACGGCACCCTTCTCATTAGATGGAGTCTTGGAAGGATCTAGGAATGATGGAGCTGCTAGGATAGCTGGATACCTTATATCTAAAAGTGTAAACCTAG